GGGCCCTTTCGGGCCCACTTTTAGACCAAGTCTAAACTTGATCCGCTTAGCGTGCGTATACATTCCGTATACGTTTAGCTATGTGGTCGCTTTCTGATGCTAACCTAATGTGGTTGGAAACCCATTAGGCGCATCATACTGCTAAGAGGTGAATTATGAAAGTATCGATAGGTGAGGATAAACGGGGTAGTTACTCCGTTCCCTCTGGACAACTGAGACGATCGTATTCTCAACTTCCGAAGAGGATATTCAAGTCTCAGTTGATTAGCCTCCCGACAACCTTGAGAAAGGTTTATCATCGGGAGGATCCAACCAATGGCAATGTAGATCAGGACCAGTCAAATTTGAATGGCTCTACTACTATGGTCATTGGCACCAACTCCTTCTCTGGAGTTACCAATCCCGGTTGGAAGGACCAAATCCGCTCAGGAGCTAATGCGACAACACCCGCTACGGGTGTTGCGTATACTTTCGAGCAGCAATGGTTCTCTTCAACCGGTTCTGGAACATCGACACTTCCGCCTCCTAACTATTACTCGGTAACCGAGGATATTTCAGGGTTTCAATACCTTGATAATATCCAGCCGGTCAATCCGAGTCCGGAGCAGTATGCAGAAGTTCAGAACAGAGCTATCAGGAAGTTTCTTGAGAAAGCTGAGTCTGTCCGATCCTCAGTTGAGGCCGGGCAAGATCTCGGCGAGTACAAGGAAACTATCCATGGTTTGGTCAGTCCATTATCGTCCTTGCGTAACCATGTCCTTTCATTTTTCCCGAGTGTCAAGAAACACAAGGGGTTGAAGGGTCGTTCGTTGCGTAAGGCATTGGCTGACTCGTACCTCGAGTGGACCTTCGGCTGGAAGCCACTCGTATCCGACATCGCGGACGCTTATGTTGGTTTGACTAATAATAGTCATCCCCTCATTGCGCCTATCGAGGCCGGTGCGAGTATGGATTATTCAGGGAAGGTTGACTTCTGGAATATTACTTATCCAGGAGCCTTTGCCACTGCTAGAGGATCAGTCCGTAGAACTTCACGGCAACAGATCCGCTATAAAGGTGCGATACGAACAGGCGCAGACCGCAATGGGATAATTGCGAGGGGGCAACTCCTTCAAGGAGACCTTCCTCACTTTATTCCTACATTGTGGGATCTGCTACCCTATTCGTTCATAGTTGATTACTTCACCAATGTTGGTGATATAATCAGGGCCGCTTGCTTTGTAACTAGCAATATAACCTGGGTCGCTCAGACTGATAGGCAGATTGATCGAAATCAATACTCCTATGGTCTCGACCCTCAGTTTTTCCCTAGTTGGTTCATTGCAAACGTCCCCTCTGTCCAACCATACTCCCCGTGGATCCAACGTGTGAGGTTTAGCAGGAATCCTATCAATCCCAATAGTCTTATGCCTACGTTGCAGTTTCATCTGCCTACGTCGGCTAAGCCATGGGAGAATATAGGGGCCATACTAGCCTCACGCGCGAAATCCATCGGTCGTTTCTTAACCTAGTCCTTTAAAGGTGATATATGAGCTTTACGCTCACAACCCCTGTAACAGGTGGTGCCCAGACTGGTTTTACGGCTCCGACGTATACCATTCAGACTGATACTGCTCCTACGAGCGCCGGTAAACAGTATGCTGTGTCCGCACTTGGCGGCACACAGACTGGTGTCGATGCTTCGAGTAGTCCCAGTCGCCCGTTCACAATTACGTTGATGAGGCCTCAGGTGCTTCGTGCACTTAGCCCCGTCGACCCTGTGACGGGTGTACTCCGCTCTGTTCCTCGTAACACGTACAAAATCATCGTCCGTAAGGGCGTCACTCCGCTGGCTGGCCAGTCGCCTGCTGTTCTCAACAGCACGCTGACTATGGACATTCCTGCGGGTGCCGACATTGCGGACGCTGCTAATGTACGAGCGTCATTGTCGTTACTGATCGGGTCGCTTAACAGCATCTCGGCCAGTATCGGCGATACTTTGGTTACCGGCGTCATTTAAAGGTGACGTATGATAGCCACAAGTAAAGGGTGGTTGAAAGACCACTCTATGGCGATAGTCGCGACTCTCTTTGCAGCCCAGAACTGGCACCTTTTTGGTGCTAAGTTTGACCGCCTATTTGAGGTTCTCGCGAATATGTTACAAGCTGTCGGGAACTCTTAGTGGGTTTTCGACCTTTTCTTCTTTGAGAGAGGTCTATTTATGTATATTTTCTATACGACCGCTAAGGGCAGGAACATGAACTACCGGATTAATCTCCGGACATTCTATTCCTACATTCGTGCACATTCTTCCTTCACCAAAGGCGTCAAAGATCGTAACATTACGATTAATGCCGTCGCTGTTGAAACTAGTAAGGACCTGCGAAAGCAGTTCTTGCTAGGCGAGGATGTTTCACGATTGCTCGACAGACTTGATCAGACAATCTCTCGTACTCTCTTGATCTTAGATAGTAAGGGCTCTACAGCCCAAATTATGCTAAGGGATAGTCATACGAGCTCTGATGGCAAGTATCTTACCGGTCTGTGGCTTGATGCCACAGATTCGGAACGGAAACTTGTGGGGGCCGTCGAAAGACGGTTGGATGCTAAGAAGCTTAGGATGGCACAAGAGATTGTGCGTACCTTCGATTCCCAGCAGCTCCCCTTTCCATTAGTCTGATCTGAGGACCAGTTTGGAGAAGACATTATGGGCATTAGTCCTGACGCTCTTTTTCAAGCCATCTCCATCGACTTGAAGGAACACACGCCCTTCGGCCCAGTAGGCCTCGGCGCTGTTCCCCCAGACGCTTCTTACAAGCAGTTTGTATCAACCGCTCTCTTGTATAATGTAACCCGTAAATGGGCTTACAAAAATACTGAGAGTGCTGACGCTAATGCTCTAGAGAAGTTTCTCGCATCAAATAAAACGTGCGAGAACTGGCATATCCCGGAAACGAACGAGCTTGATCATATTCTCCTTGGTGAATTCCAAAGGGAAATAGATCAGTTCTTCCATCCGGGGGGTAGGATGCTATTCGATTCGTACGAGCAAGTGCTCGATGCTAGTCGCGTAGGTCCTGGCTCTGCTGTAGGGTCGCGAGGAACAAGCTTTTATGCAAAATTCTTCGCATCTCCCTTAGCTATGACGTCGTATGGACTGTACTCCGTGTACAGGAGCTATATATCACGGTTTCCAAGAGCCCTAGAGGCAATACAAACATGCCAAGAGCAATTGGGCGGACCTATTATAGCTAGTGGAAGCAGAATCAGCTTTGCTCCTAAAACGCAAGACGTTAGCCGATTGATTTGCGTCGAACCTAGTCTGAATATGTATTTTCAGTTAGGACTCGGCGCGTTGATGGAAGGAAGGCTTCGAAGTCGATTTTCTATCGACTTAAAGACTCAACCTATTATCAACCAAAGGCTAGCCTACGCTGGATCGAAGACAGGTCGATTTTCAACGATCGATTTATCTTCGGCATCCGACTCTATATCTCTTAATATGTGCAAAGCGTATCTCCCAGAGTGGCTTTATCAGACACTCATGGAACTACGTTCGCACAGTACAGAGGTACGGGGCTCTAGCGTAAAGCTTCACATGATGTCTACTATGGGGAACGGTTTTACGTTCCCCTTACAGACAATCCTGTTTAGCTGTCTTATTCGCGCCGTTTACAAGTTCGTAGGGATACGAACGGGTAAAGGGAGGCGAGACTGGGGGTGCTTCGGCGACGATCTGATAGTTCGGAGCGAATGCTTCGATCTAACTATTCGTCTCCTAAAGCTCCTTGGTTTCTCTCCCAACAGCGAGAAGACCTTTAATAAAGGTCCGTTCCGCGAGTCCTGTGGTGCCGACTGGTTTTATGGCCAGCCTGCTCGTCCAGTCTTCGTAAAGAAGCTGGATTCGCTACAGGATTGCGTGGTCGCCATTAACCTTCTAAATGAGTGGACATCTAGGACCGGTATCCCCCTTATAGAGGGGGTTCGTTGTATAGCCAACGGAATACGTAAAGAGATTAAACATCTCTTCGTTCCGTATGTCGAAAACAACGACGCCGGTATCAGAGTTCCATCACTTCTCCTTGACGGATCGATCAAAAGGGACCGGAATGGGAGCCTTGTTTACAAGGCCTTCAGACCGATTCCTAAGAAAATCCGGGTGGGAGACGGTGCTCTTATAGTACCGCGAGGGTTGAAGTCGCTTATCTTTAATCCAGCAGGGTTAGAGATGAGCTTCTTATATGGTGAGCTTAATGAGTATGCCATCATGGTCAGGCATGATCATGTTAAGTACTCAAGCAAAGCGCGTAGTACTCCCTGGTGGGATTATTACGCATCATCAGAGGGCTCTTATAGGGGGCCTTTTGGTTGGCAGCGGTGGGAAACCGCTGTGGCTATTAATTTAGCCATCCTCCGCCGTAAGGCGGATTAGAGAGTAAAATCTCTAACCTCCGAT